GGCGCTTCTTTTACTTCGCCGTGGAACCCGTCGCCAAACACATCTTTCGCAATCTGCGACAAACTACGTTGAGGCTGCTCTATGGTGGGAGTCTCGCTCATTATATCACCTTACTCAGGAAATGGGGTTTTTTGATCTTCAATAGCTCTTTTGACGCTGCCTCGCCGGTCGTGACGACTCGTTTCAACTGCTCTTGAAGGTTTTGCAGCAATTTGAGAGAACGCCAAGCATCCTCCCTCCGCTGTCCGTCTTGTGGCCCTGTCGATTTCCAATCGTCCAACAATTCCTTTTCGAGTTTGGTGAATGCTTCCTGTAGTAATTCGTTGCTCAAAAGGGCTCGGGCTTTCACGCCCCTTTGTTGGTCAATGTGTAATTTGTCGTCGCTTGCCATTTATCCTCTGTGCCAGCATTACCAACGCAATCAAGTCCATAACGTCCTGATCGCCATAATTGACTTCCTCGTACTCCCGGTCCTTGCGGAAATTCCCAACTCCCGCCGACCGCGCCACCACCGCCGACTCACCGCCTAGCGTCAGTGTGCCCAACGTCGCATCAACCGCGCCGGTAATCATTCCCCGGTAGTCTCTCTCAATGTTCGTTATGCGCATCTTCATCGGCTGCAAATCCTGGTGTTCTTGCTGCAATACAATCTCTGGAGACTCCACATTCACCACGGGGGCCGGGACATGCACCACAGGCGCGGGAACATTCACCACCGGGGCCGGAATCTTCGGTATCTCCACCTTCGGGGCCGGGATTTTCTTTATCTCTGCCGCCAGCGCCTTTGCAATGTCTTTCTGCCCGCTTCGTATATCCCCCAAGACTTCAAGTAACTGCTTCGGGTACTGTTCATCCTGCTTCAGCTTTTCCCTGTATCCAGCAAACACAACGTCCAACTGCGCCAAGACTCGCGGCAGGTCTTTTTCCTCTATCTCTACATCTCCGTAACCCGGAATTTCAAGAATCACGACACCGCGCCCGTGGCCGGGTTATACTTCCGCTTCGGTTTCTCAGCCAATAGCTTTTGGGATTCGTCATACTTCAACTTGATTTCCAGAAGCTCGTTGCGCAATTCTTCCTGCTTAATCATCCACTCATCTTCGCGCTTCTCTTGCTCCTCACGGAGTTTGAGCAGGGCTTCCTTGTGGTCTAGCAGAATCTTGTCTCGCTTCAACTGCTGGTCCGCAGCGTCGAGCATTTGTTGACGTTGCTGTATCTGCGCCTGCGCCATCGCAAGCTGCTGCGCCTCATCAGACGGCGGTGGAGCCAGTTGATTCTGCGGGTCGGTGAAGTACAAATCGGGAGACTTCAAGCCCGCCGCCTTCACTAGCTCAGAGGCCGTGTTGTAGATGTTCTGCGGAGTCACCAAGAGATTCATCCCGCCGCCTTGGGCAATCCTGTCCTGCAATCCGATGATCTGGTTGAGCATGAACATCGCCGTTTCTTTCGTGGCGATACCCAAGCCAATGTTGATCGTCATGTCATACCGCGCCTTCCATCTGCGCGGGTCAACCGGAACCCACTGATTCCGAAGCCTGACCACCTCGGCCTTGTCCATGTGCTTGGAAATCAATTCGTGAAGATGGGTGAACAACGACCGTATCCCGGTTTCCGCGAAAATGCGCGCAATCGCCTCAATCTTCATGCGGGACATATCCATCGACTGCCCCATGACTGATTGCTGTACGTGCTTCAATTCGTCAGGACTCAAGCCCTGCGCATCAGAATGAACGCCCGTCCTGTCCCGTTTCGTCTTGTCGAAATAGGCCAGCATGTCAAACGACGAGCCTGCCGTGAACGGGACAACATCGGGGGCGACGGCTTCGGCCACAGGACGGCCAACTCGTTTGATGCTCCCTACCCTGCGGGTCAGGAAGTCATCAAGGGTATTGTCCGTAATCGCCTGTTCCCAAATCGTATGGCCGGGGTTGTTAGAGTGATACAGGTTGTCCAGTGTTTGACGAGTCAGAACAGACGTTACTTGCTGAACGTCCATCACTTTCTCAGCCGTTGCGCGGCCAAAGTGTTTATGGGGAAGCGGTTGGGGTGAAAGGACGTGGAACGGTTGCCTGTCGGATGGTTCGTTGGACAGGATTTCATTCCCCGAGGAGAAAACCTGTCTTAGTTCAGAGTGGCCTTTTCCTTCATAATCGCACTGAATGTAGACTTCCCGCAGACAAATCGGGTCTTGCGACCGATCTGCCGGGACTGACTTGCTTTCCTCCGTCCGGTCGTACCGCGAAAGTTTCTCGTTTGAACCCCACGACTCTCCGTAGGCGGGAAGGCTGTCAACAACCGAAGGATTGAACCCCATCGCCAGCAATTCGCTGCGGGGAACCGTTCTCTCCTGCCCCACCATCCTTGCTTTGGACGGGTTGATTGTCCTCGCATCAGACGAAATCCGGTATTCCTCCGGGGGGACGTTCTCAACACGATAAACTCCGCGCTTGCAAACCCGCTTGAACTGGACAGTGTAGAGCGTTTGGCTGGTTTCTGGGTCTATTTCCTCCGATTTCTCCACCGGCTCTAGCTCGGGGTCGGTCAAAAGGGCCATTAGCTCCGCGTTGGACAACCGAGAGTAGCTTTCGGACGTTACCCGCTCAATTTCCTCATACCAGCACTTCACAATGCCGTTTTTCTGCACCAGAGCGTCAAAAAACCACGTATACAGCACCATGAACGCATCTTCATTCTGCTTGAAGAACACGTAATTGGTGTAGTCGGATTCTTGGGCGGCCTGTTCAACATCTTCCGGGCCTGTGGGGTCAAAAGCGACTAGATTTTCCGCCGTAGTGAACAATCTCAGCAGGGAGGGCATGATGGAATCGACAACATCTGACACGTCAGACGTTACAACCTGGGATTGCCCCTCAATTTCGTTCCCAAGGGGCTTGGAAAGGTAGTAATCCCACGCCAAGGCTCGCTCTGAGGCGATTTCCGAATCCGGCGCACCCATCGCACCGCTAAACTCGGTATCAATCAGGGCCAGCAACTCGCCATCTGTCATTTTTGCCATCAGAGAATCGCTATTTTCGGTGCCATGCTCTTATGCTTGGCTGGACTTTTCAGCCGCTTGGCCTCTTTCAACGACGCCACCGCGTACCTTGTCGCCGCCATCAGGGGAAAAGCGGATATGGGGACTTTCCCGTCCTGCTTCCCAAATAGCTCAAACTCCTTGAGCCATTCCCCCAATCGCTTTTCAACCTTGAATCTGCCGGTCCTCATGCGCTCCCAAATATCACGGGTCAGCATTTCGGCTAACTCAGGCGTTTCCTTCACGGAATCATACAGCATATTGCACCCTCGCGTAAGTAGATGCTCACTTACATCATGGTTTTTGGACTCCCACGCAATCGGAATCCACCTACCACGCGCATTCATCCCTTCGGCAATCACGACAAGGACTTCCTTGTTGAACAAGCAGCAGTCGTACAGCGTCACAACGTCCGAAAGGGTGTCAATCCCCATCCATACCGCCGCCATCCTCCCATCCTGCTCAGTGTGAAATCCCGCTATCCGCTTGTTTGAATCACTCAGGCTCATGTGGTATCCGTCAAAATTGAAGTAAGGTCGACTTGGTAAATCCTGCCCTGCCCCGCGTGTTCATTTGCCACTGCGCAGCACATCGCCAAGGCTTGCATCCCATCAATCCGGCCCCTGGATCGCTTCTTGTCCAACTTCCGGTTCCCCGCCTCGTCCGATTTCACCACCGCATTCGCCGCGCACATGGTCAGAATCGGGTGGTTCCCATGCCGAATCTTGGCGTTTAACAACAGGGACTCGAGGTGCCTCAACGCGGGGGACATGGAAGCAAATCCTTGTCCGAAGTCTTGGAATCGGTCATCTATCAAAGCGTCCGACATGCCAGCCTTCAAAAGCCACGGCCTCAGGTGCCGCATGTTCCAGCGGTCGAAGGCAATCTTCCGAACGTCAGACTCCTTAAACAACTCCGCTAGGTAGTTTGCCACGTACTCATATTCAACCGATTTCCCCGGAGTCGTGTTCAGATACCCCTGTTTCGCCCAAACGTCATAGGGTACGCGGTCCTGTCTTGATCGTTCCTCTAGCCCCTCTCTGGGCAGCCAGAACACCGGCTTGACGTTGTAAAACCCGCCCTTCATGGTGGTGAGGACGAGGGAGGTCAGGTCGTTGACTTCGGACAGGTCCAACCCGCCGAACACAATCCCGTCGAATACCGGCGCGTCCCCGGACTGGCTCCATACCGTTTTGGTCACAAAGGGGGAGTAGGCTTCTACCCTTTGATTGAGAATCAGGTTCCTGAATTCGGCTTCGCGGGACGGCATCCTGCGCGCCGCCTCTGCCATCGCCATTGTTTCTTCAGCGTTCTGGAAGTCCCCAAAGGCGGGGTTTGCCATCCTTACCGATTCTTCCGAAAACGGGTCGGCCCCTTCGGGGACGGTCCACAGGAACAGCTTGGTTTTCGGGTCATCCTCCTTCAAGGCATCGTCAATCAGGATTGACAGCAAGTCGTTATCTGAGGGGGCTTGGGTGCTGATGATGATTGACAGGGGGTCGGCTTGAGCGCCGGTAGCTGTCTCGAGCGCGTCGTACAAGGAATGCCTCGGCCCTCTCACCTGTCCTAATTCGTCGTGGATCGTCAGCGCGGGGGAAAGCCCGTAAGCCGTCGTCGCATCGGCTGACAGGGCCTTGTACAGCGTCCCCAATTCCTTACACGCCAATTCCTTCACCGTGTCCCTGGTATCCACGATGGACCGAAGGGACTCGTTCATCCTCACCATCTTCGCGGCAAGGGTGTATACAATCGCCGCCTGGTCCCTCGAAAGCGCGGTGGAGTAAAGTTGGGAATTGACCTTATGCTCAGGACCGCAGAGGTGGAGCAGCAGCAGCATGGCAGACAGGGCAGTATTGTGCGTTGGGATACACCCATACCCAGCAAGAAATAGGCGGTCTTGGCTGTCAACCTGCAAGCATTTTGTCGGCACTGACGGCACCGCAGCGCACTCAATGATTGATGCTGTCCGGCTGCGCTTGCCCATGGAATCCGGTAGCAGCCGGAACTTGCGCGGCAGCATAAATACGGCATCTGATTTGGTTGCGGTAAATGATGTAATCCAAATCGGCCCGCAATCCTTCCCGTTTAGCGTGGCGCGTTTTTCGGCAATGGTTGCCTTAATGCCAAGACTTCGCGCCAGTCGCCATACTCCAAAAGATATCGACTGCCTCTTGTTCGTAAAGGAGCATCTTGTCGTTTTTTTGCCCCCATGCCGGTTTACGGTGCCATCAGTATCCATCAAGCCCTGAAGCAAAAGCCTCCTTTGCTCAATACCGGCGTCAAAATAGACCGCCGGTATGTGCTTATTGCGAAGAAGTCCGGCCCCGCGTAACGCAGCACGCAGCCCAGTCCAGCCACCGCTAATACAAGGAGCCCGATTTTTCGGCCGCAGCACAGAAACGTCCGCCCCCAGAAATTTGGTAAGCGTGGATACCATGTGCGGCAAATCCTCGTCCGAGCAGGTGAATGTAGCAGACGAAGAAGTGCCGTCGCCAAGCCACGCCCCAAGCACGTATGGGTGGATAGGAAGCGCAATATCGGCGGAATCCAGCGGGGCGGAAACATCTATTTTGTGGTTGTACTCCCTAGTGTCATCTTGGCGCGGGCATAGGACACTATCAGCTATTTGCTGCGTTGTGACATTGCCCCTGCGCTCTTTCTTAATGAGAGCGCCACGACCGCGATTCTTCCCGCCAGAATATGCCGCTGCCTCGCACCACGGCCTATATTTATGGCGCGTCTGCCATACATGATCGGCAGAGGCGACAATGCTACTGTCATCAGAGAACCGGACCCGGAAGCAGGGCTTGTTGGTGAATATTTCGGAACAGGCCAACACCCTTACTGGGCTGCCACAAGTGCCATATACCTCGTCACCGGGGACAATATCGGCAATCGTGCGCCACCCCTTCGGGGTCGGGATGGGGGTATCCAGGGCCAGAGCTTTCGCATTCTTCCGACCAACCGAGATAATCGCCCGCCTTGTCGGGGAGTCATAAATCCCCCGGACAATCACCCGCTGCCACTCCCGCAAGACGATGGGCTTCCCAACGTCCTTCCCTTCAGGGACGATGCAATACCGCTCAATCCACCAGATATTCCGGCAGGACCGGGAACAGAACCCGCTCCACTGCTCAACCCCTTCCTTCTCGCACCCCTTACAGGTCATAGAACCTGTCGAGAATCGGGGCCATCTCAAGGGCCAATTTGACCACTTCGGGGTCCGGCTCAATCTCGTTCAGGTCAAGCCCGAACGTGCCCGATTGGGAGTAGACGACTTTCCAGTCCGTAGACAGCGCGGGGTCAATCGCCCGCAAGTCCTCCAGACATTCCTCTCGGCAGGGGGAGTCCACGGGCATGTAATAGGGGTTGTAATGGGCCAATCTGTCCATGACGTTTCTGAACCCTCGTATCATGTCAGTGAGTGCTAACCCCTTCCGCTTGAACGACTCCGCCACGCGGTAGGGGTGTCTCAGGGGGACGACTAAAGGATAGTGAGCGCGCACTAACATCATCCCGGCATCAACCTGGGTATCTTTGACGCAATGCGCCGACCGCAGGAACTTGTCCCTCCCCGCCCTCTCATGCAGCCCCAAGACCTCATAACCGGCCTTGGCGAAAATCTGGTTGCAGAAGTTGGTTCCGGTGTAAGGGACCGATAACAAGACTACACCTGCCATACCGCGCCCCCGGTCGTCCCCTTGTT